ATAAAATCTAATTTAGATATTATTAAAGATGCTAAAAAAAATAATCATAAGACCATTTTAATTATTGAGGACGATTGTGTGTTCAATGATGAGATTGTTAATTTTGAAGATTATTTTAATCAACTACCGAATGATTGGGATATGTTATATATGGGAGGTAATCACAATACTCATATGGGTGTTATTCCCCCTCAACAAATTAACGATAGAGTTGTAAAACTACACTCAACATATTCAGCACATTTTATTGGGATTAAATCATCGGTATTTGACCATATAGAAGTTTTATTAGAAAGGGGTCAACAACCGTTAGATGTTGAATACGTTAAATTACAAAAAATATTTAATTGTTATTCTTTTACACCTGCATTAACAAGTCAATTAGTTAATTTTTCAGATATACAAGAATCAACAACAGATTATAATTGGTTAATAAAATAATATGTCACAAATAATATCAACAGCTTATTTAATGGGGGGACTAGGTAATCAAATGTTTCAAATGTCCCACGCAATTTGTCAAGGTTGGAAAAATAATATACCGTCTAAGTTTAGACCATCGTCATATACTCCTATGCAAGCAAATCAACCAACAAAATATTTAGATAATATTTTTAGAAATGTTGAGTTCACCAACGATATACCTGATGTTGTACGAGTTGAGTCGGGTTGGGGGCATACACCAATAAATCCTTCTTGGTATACGTCAGTAGAGTTTTTTGGTTACTTTCAGAGTAATAAAAATTTTTTAGGTTATGATGAAAAAATAAAAGAATTATTTCAGCCAACTGAGGAATTCGTTAATAAAGTAAACATACTATATCCGGAAATTAATAATGAAGGAACAATATCGTTACATATTAGAAGAGGTGATTATACAACTATAAGTCACGTTCTTCCTGTAATTGATAAAACGTATATTGACGAAGCTATAAGACAAAATGGTGATTACTCAACAATATTTATTTTTTCTGATGATGTCGAATGGGTTAAACAAAACCTATCTTACCAAAATCAAATTGTTGTTACAGGATTAGAGGATTATGAAGAGATGTGGTTGATGTCGTTATGTAAAAATAACATAACATCGAATTCAACCTTTTCTTGGTGGGGAGGATTTTTAAATCAAAATACAAATAAAAAAATATATGTTCCAAGTGTTTGGTTTGGACCATCCGGTGAATATAATTGGGAAGACATTTATGTTGACTCTTGGATAAAAATAAACGTAACATATTCCGAAGGGAAATTAATTTTTTAAAATATGAATTATTTACAAGGACAAAAATTTAGAGAAATATACGATAATAATAAAATTTACTATTGTGACACGCACGATGTAAATTCATTTTTTGATAATATTAATTTTACACACGATTTTGTGTTGGTATCACACAACAGTGATGGTAACATAACAGATAACCCTACCAGACATTTTGATGCCGATGTTAAAAAAATCCCTAAAAATTTAAAAAAATGGTTTGGTCAAAATCTTAATTACGAATCAGAGATTATCGAGTCATTACCTATTGGTTTAGAAAATTCACAATGGTTTCCGGAAACAAGAAAAATTGAGAAGTTATTTAACATTAATTCAACACCAAAAAATATTAAAAATTTGGTTTATTTAAATTTAAATATATTAAATAATCCGGGTGTTAGACAACCCATTTATGATATGTTAAACGATAAACCATATGTCACAACACAATACGGTAGGAATGGTTTGGGTTATGATGAATATCTTGATAACCTATATAATCATAAGTTTATGATTTGTCCTGAAGGTAATGGGATTGATGTACATCAGCCTTGGGAATCTTTATACGTTAACACAATACCAATTCAAAAGAAAAATATTAATAATAGTAATTGGAGGGAATTACCAATTTGTTGGTTGGATGATTGGGAACAATTAACTGATGAAAATTTTTTAATATCTGAATACAAAAGAATAATTGAGACAAAATTTGATTTATCTAAATTAGATTTTGATTATTGGAAGAATAAAATACAAAATTCCATATGAAAATAATTGTAATTGGTGCCGGTATTTTTGGTATTACAACGGCACTAACATTATCCAAAAATGGATATAATGTAACATTAGTAGAATGTGAAAATGATATAATGACTAAAGCCAGTAAATGTAACCACAATAGATTACATTTCGGATTTCACTATCCAAGAAGTATTAAAACTGCAAAACAAAGTTTAGACGGATATGATTTATTTTATAATAATTTTTCAAATTCAGTATTAACTAATTTCCCAAATTATTATTTAATTGAGAAAAATGGTAAAATATCTGGTGATGAGTTTAAACTATTTTGTGATGAATTAGACATATATTATCAAGAATCATCCCCAAATAATATTGAAGTAGATATGAGTAATATTACTTTATCAACAATAACTAATGAACCAATATTTGATTTTGAATCTATTAAAATTGATTTAACAGAAAGATTAGAAAATTCAAAAGTTAGTCTAATTTTAAATAAAACAATAACGTCTGTTTCAGACTTATCCGGGTTTGATGTCGTTATTAATACAACGTATCGTAATATTAATAAAATTAATGAGTTGTTCAATATTGAACCCATAAAGTTAAAATTACAAGATGTTATTGTCCCAATATTTAAAATGAATTCTGATAAGATTGGTTTAACAATTATGGATGGTGAGTATTGTACTATTATGCCAAAAGGGTTTGAAACGAATACTTTTTTATTATACCACGTAAAACACTCGGTTCTTAAACAAATTGAGGATTATGTGATTCCAAATGATTGGGTTAATAATGACCCGGAGTATATTAATGACAAAATAAATGAAATATACGAATCTTCAAAAACTTACTACCCATTCTTAAAAGATTGTGAGAAAATATCTTATTGGAGAACCGTTAGAGCATTACCAATTAACGATGACGATGAACGTTTAAGTACGTTAACTCTCAATAACGTTGGTGATAAAAAAATAATAACATTATTGTCAGGTAAAATAACTACTTGTTGGTTAATGTCTGAAAAAATATTAAAAATATTAAATGAAAACACTACTAATAGGTAACGGATACTGGGGGTCGATAGTGCAGTCTAAATTAATAACTCAAACTGATTTACTCTACGTTGCAAACTCTAAAGATAATATTGACGATATTTTAAATAAGTTTGATGTTGATTATGTTTTTGTTTGCACCCCAACTGACACACACTATGATATTGTTAAAAAATGTCTTAATCACCATAAAAATGTTTTTTGCGAAAAACCTTTTACCGGTGATTTCGATAAAGCAAAAGAATTATATGAAATATCTGAAAAAAATAATGTAAACATTTTTGTTGATAATATTTTTCTATATCGATATGAATTTATTAATATACAAAACACAATATTCAGTAATATTAAATTTATATGGAATAAATACGAAAATATATTTAACGAAAACTTATTAAACAGATTACTTTACCACGACTTATATTTATTATTGAATTTATCAAATAACGGGTGGAACATTAAATCGTGCAATATTTTTGATGACAGATTAACATTATCGTTAATTAACAACGATTTAACTTCCGAATTTAATTATAATAGAAGTTGTAAAGATAAAAAAGAAAAAATATTAATTTTAGATAATCACATCATAGATTTTTCAGAACCGTTAAATGACCCATTATCAGAAATAATTAATAATTTACAAAATAATAAGATTAACCTTGAGGTTAATAAAAATATAACCCTAAACACAATTAAACTTTTAAACAAAATACAAAATGAATGCTTACTACACACATCAAGACACATTAAATAAAATTTTAGAATCTTTCGATTACTCAACACCAATCCACTGCCTTGAATTTGGTTCAGGTGATGGTAGTTCTTCTGTTTTTCATACTTTTGCACAATCTAACCCAAATTTAACTGTGGATTGTTTTGAACACGAGGAAAGTTGGTTAACTAGTATGTCAGAAAAATATAAATTAAACAATTATAATTTTAATGTAGTCGATTGGTCAACAATGAATTATGATGATTTAAAAATTAAAAATTATGATTTAATTTTTGTGGACCAGGGAGATTGGGATGCCAGATTAGTTACGATAGACGAAATGAAAAATAATGCTAAGTATATTATATTACACGACTATTGTTATTATAATGGTTTTGGTCCCGGAATGGTACATTCGCCAGATATGGATTTTAATAACGTTGGTGAAGGTTCTTTTTTCCATAAATATAGTGTTGATTTTGAAGTTACCGGTGTAACCGAATTATTCCCACCAACATTAATTTTAAAATCTAAAAATTTATAATGATATCGGTTTATTTAAATGGCCGGTTAGGTAATAACTTATTTCAATACGCTTTTTGTAGAATATCGTCAATAAAACAAAATTGTAATTTTTACATACCAAAAAATCGAGAAGAATCAATTTCTTTTTATGGTTATTGTTTACAAAAAACATCACAATATTTAGAGATGTCTTGTGAATCAAACCCACACTATTGGACCGGTGAAAAATTGTTTACTATCGATTATGGAATCAATGACGGACATATATATAAATCAATTGGTAACACAAATGTTGAAAACGTTACAGATGGAACATTATTAGTAGATTTTTATCAATCAGATTCATATCTGTTAGAATATAGAGATATAATATTAAATGATTGGTATAAGTTTAATGAAAGTATTGTTAATGAATCTAAAGAATTACTAGATAGATATAGTGTTGATGAATATTGCTACATACATTTAAGAGGTACTGATTACAAAACTATTCCACAATATTTTTTACCCATTAATTATTATTTGAAAGCAATCGACCATATAAAAGAATTGAACCCAAATATTAAATTTTTAGTTATAACCGATGATGTTGATGAGGGTAAAAAAATGTTCCCCGAATTTGAGGTTTTAAGTAACTCAACAGAAATTGATTTTTATTTAATTTCACAATCTAAATACAAGATAATTCCAAACTCGTCTTTTTCTTGGTGGGCATCTTGGTTATCACAAAATAATAAAATAACAATAGCACCAAATAATTGGTTCAACTATAATAGTGGTGACACATTCTCACCACCCGGAATAAAAACATCTTTTTTTACTTATATTTAATATGTTAATACTTACACACATAGGACTTCAACTACCTGATTATTTAAATACGTTTTTAACACAGGTTAGAAAATTTAACAATAACTATGAAATTGTTTTTTTGGTTAACCAAGTTAATTGTGATAATGAAATATTCAAAACACATAATATTAAAACTTACCCAATTGAGGAATTAATAACCGATAGAGTTAATAATTTTATTAATAATTTTGGTTATGGTAACATTAATACCGTACACCAAAATATTCATTATGGAGCGCCTGATTATTGGTGTGTTACAGCCGCAAGATTATTTTTTATTTATGAGTATTGTTTAAGACACAATGTGAGTAAATTTTTTCATTTTGAAAACGACATTATGTTATACGAAAATTTAAATACTATTGATAATTTAATTGTTAAAAATAATTTATATCATAACCAAATTTCGATAACAAGAGGTACTAATAATAAAATTATGACCGGATTTATGTATGTAGATACTATAGAATCTTTCAATCATTTATTAACAGAAATAAATCACTATTTAGAATCTAAACTAGATTTATTTTCATTCGGTATTGACCATTTAAATGAAATGGGTTTACTTCACATATATCAAGTAAACAACCCTGATAAATTAATCAATTTACCTATTGCCCCGAATAATAATTTAACAACAGATTTTGAATTTTATCAATCCGTTTTTGACCCGGCAACATATGGACAATTTCTTGATGGTACACCAGGTTCTCCGGGTGTAAGTTTAATACCTGATAGTATTATTGGGACCGAATTTAGTTATTCTAATATACCAATAATATTTGAAGTTATCGATAATTTAAGAACACCATTCATCATTTATAATGACAATAGGTATAAAATAAATTCTTTACATATTCACTCAAAAAGATTAAACTTATTTTTAAGCTAAAATAAATTAAAATGAAAAACTACGACATAGTTATTGTATCCCACGAAAAAGATTTCAACAATATTAAATTTATTGTTGAGTATTCTCAAAAAAACTTAAAGTTTGACTCAATTCACTTAATTTTAAGTGAAAGAAAAGAATTCACCGATTTAGAATTGTTAAAAACTTTAACAGATAAACCAGTATTTTTACATTTAGAAAGTAATATTTTAAAGGTAGATAAATCAAGAATTAATCATAGACCAAATTGGATTTATCAAATGTTATTGAAAATTTTTCAAAATGTTACCTTAAATGATGATTTTTTAATTATTGAATCTGATTGTTTAATACTTAAAGAAATTAACTTTTTTGAAGAGGATAAAACAACATTATACTTGTGTCGAGACCAAAACCACACACCATATTTTAACTTTAATAATTTATTAGGGTTTGGGAGAGAATATAACCATTCATTTATTTCTGAATTTATGATGTATAATAAACAAATTGTAAAAGATTTGTTAAGTAAATCAAACTGTAAAGATGTTTATGATTTTTTAGAAATTATATATAATAACGTAAATGGAGATTGTTATCCGGCAGATTACGAATTATATGGTAATTTTTGCATCAAATATCATAATGATAAAGTAAATGTTAAACATTTAAACTATAATTTTTTTGGGAGAGAATCCACACATAACCAATTTTGGACTGACTCAGAAATAACAGAATTAATTAATAGTAATTTAGACAAAGAAGTTATTAGCTTCCATACTTGGGGAGAAAATTAAAATTATGGTATACAACCCTTCTTTAATAATAGGTGATACGTCCCAATTAAGTTATTATTTCCCTGATACTTTTGAAAAAATATCATCTAGAAATATTGAATTTGAAAATATTTGTTCTCGACAATATGATAAAGTTTTTATATTGTTTGCGGAACAAAGGACTTTTTTAAATGAGTCAGAGGATTTTTTTATAAAAACTAATGTTGATTATACTATAGAGGTTATTAATAAATTTAAAGATATCTCAAATAAAATTATTATTTATTCAACGTCAGAATTGTGGAACAAATATGATGGATGTATATCGTTAAAAGATAAATATAATTATAATTATTCCCCATACATTAAATCAAAAGAGATTCTTTGTAATTACATTAACAATAATAGAACCATTTACCCTAACGTAATTATTATATACCCATTTAATTTTAATTCTGTTTATCGAAAAGAAGGATTTCTTTTTGGTAAAATATTTGATTCAATATTAAATAATAGAAAAATATCCATTGGAAATATAAATTTTAATAGAGATTTAACTCACCCAAAAAATATTGTAGATATTTCATTAAAGGCCGATGAAGATTGTATTATTGGTTCCGGAGAATTAATTAACGTTCAAAAATTTATTGAGGACATATTTACAAAATTGAATAAAAACATTATAGATTACATTGAATACGACGATTCTAATAATCTAAAAACAAAACGAGGTGGATATTATTGTTGCAATAAAACAATAAATTATAACGACCTAATTAACTTAACAATTAAAGACATATATGAGTATTAAATTAGTAAAAGACACAATTGATTTTGATGATATCAACAAGCTAATAGAGTGGTTGAAAACTAACCCAAGATTAACTAAAGGAGAATTAACCACGACTTTTGAAGATTTGTGGTCTAAATGGTTAGGTTGTAAATATTCTGTGTTTGTTAATTCAGGGTCATCAGCTAATTTAGCTGCAATATATTCATTAATATTGTCCGGTAAGTTAAAGAATAATAAAATTATTGTACCGGCTGTGTCTTGGGTAACCACTGTAACACCGGCAATACAATTGGGTTTAACCCCAATTATGTGTGATTGTGATATGGATAATTTAGGTTTGGACATTAACCATTTAAAAACGTTAATTAAAGAGGAGAACCCATCTGCAATCATTTTGGTTCACGTATTAGGGTTTCCAAACCATATGACAGAAATTATCGAATTATGTAAAGAAAACGATATTTTATTAATTGAGGATACTTGTGAATCAATTGGTTCCAAATATGGTGAAAAACATTTGGGTACCTTTGGTGACTTGTCAACATTTTCATTCTATTTTGGTCATCATATGTCAACAATAGAGGGTGGTATGGTATCAACGGATAATGAAGAATTGTATCACATTTTATTATCTATTAGGTCACACGGGTGGGATAGAGATTTACCAAAATCAAAACAAAAAGAGTTACGTAAAAAATATAAAGTTAATGATTTCAAATCATTATACACCTTTTATTATCCGGGGTTTAATTTAAGAGCAACCGACTTACAAGCATTTATTGGTATACAACAAATGAATAAATTAGACCACATTGTTGAGTCTAGATATAAAAATTATTTGAGATATAAAGAAGGTATTAAGAATAGTTTTTGGAATGTAACACCAACAAGTAATTCCTATGTGTCAAATTTTTCTTATCCTATAATAACTAAGAATCTTGACAGATTGATAACTGAATTACAAAATAATGATATTGAATGTCGACCTTTAATTTGTGGGTCAATAAATGAACATCCATTTTGGTACGAAAGATATGGTAAACAAGAATTGCCAAACTCAAAATTAGTTCACGAATATGGTTTATACTTACCTAATAACCACCAAATGACTGAAGAAGAAGTAACTAAGGTAATTAAAATTGTTAACGAGAATATATGAGAAAATTATTAGTAACCGGAGGTAATGGGTTAGTTGGTTCATCAATCACCTCAGAAATAAAAATCGGAAAGCAATACGATTTAAGAAATGTTGAGGAAACTAATAAAATGTTTAACGATTATAAACCAACACACGTTATCCATTGTGCCGGTAAAGTAGGTGGTCTTAGCGCTAATATGAATTATAAAGGAGAATTCTTTTATGATAATATAATGATAAATACAAATGTTATTGAGTCATCAAGGTTACATAACGTTAAAAAATTAGTATCTTTTTTATCAACTTGTGTATTCCCCGACAACATTGAATACCCTATAACAGAAAAAAAAATTCATTTGGGTGAACCTCACTCGTCAAATTATCCGTATGCTTACGCAAAAAGAATGGCGGATATTCAAATCAGAGCGTATAGAGAACAATATGGTTTAGAATATGTTTCAGTTATACCTACAAACATTTACGGACCTAACGATAACTTTTCATTAGAATCCGGGCACGTAATACCAATGTTACTACATAAAATGTATATTGCTCAAAGAGAAAATACGGACTTTGTTGTTTGGGGTAGTGGAACACCGTTAAGAGAATTTATATATTCTAAAGATATTGCCAAATTATCTGAATGGGCGTTAGATAATTATAACGAATCGGAACCTATTATATTCAGTAATTCAAATGAAATTAGTATTAAAGATTTGGTTGATTTATTAGTTAATGAGTTTAACTTTAAAGGGAAAGTAATCTTTGACAAAACAAAACCTGATGGTCAATTTAGAAAACCATCCGACAATTCAAAATTAAAATCGTATTTACCTAATTTTGAGTTTACCCCAATCGAAGAAGGGTTAAAAGAAACAATAAATTGGTTTATAAAAAATTATGAAAAAACAAGAAAATAAAATAGCGTTAATTACAGGTATAAACGGTCAAGATGGGTCGTATCTTTCAGAATTTTTATTAGAAAAAGGGTATAAAGTTCACGGAACTTTAAAAAGAAATTCTGTTTCAGAAAACCAAACATCACGATTAGATAAAGTATACGATAAAGTTAAATTACATTATGCTGATTTAACTGATTTGTCATCATTAGTTAGAGTTATTAGTGAAGTTAAACCAATTGAAATATATAATTTAGCCGCACAATCACACGTAAGAATATCATTTGACCAACCATTATACACCGCAAATGTTACGGGAATAGGAACTTTAAATGTTTTAGAGGCGGTTAAATTATTAGATTCATCTATTAAAATTTACCAAGCGTCTTCTTCAGAAATGTTTGGGAATTCAATAGATTCAGATGGTTATCAAAGAGAATCAACTCCATTAAATCCAGTATCACCATATGGATGTGCAAAAGTTTTTAGTTATAACATTTGCCGTAATTATAGAAATTCTTATGGAATGTTTGTTTCAAACGGTATTTTATTTAATCACGAATCACCAAGACGAGGAACTAACTTTGTCACAAATAAAGTGTGTAAAGAAGCCGTGAAAATTAAATTAGGATTATCTAATGGATTAAAATTAGGTAATTTAGATGCTACAAGAGATTGGGGTCACGCAAAAGATTATGTTAAAGCAATGTGGGAAATTTTACAATTAGAAACATCAGATGATTTTGTTTGTTCAACCGGTATTTCACATTCAGTTCAAGATTTATGTGAGTATGTATTTGGTAAGTTAGAATTAGATTGGAAATTATATGTAACACAAGATGAAAAATTTTTAAGACCAGAAGAATTACATAATTTAAAAGGAGATTCCTCAAAATTAGTAAAAGCCACAGGTTGGTCTCACGACTATACCTTTGAAACTATGTTAGACGAAATGATTGAACATTGGTTAACATATTATAAACAACAATAATTAAAAAATGGCTGAAGCTAGAAAAAGAAAACCAACAACAACTCCGACTCCGGAAGTCACCGGTAAACCGGTAAGTAAAAAAGATTTAATTGGTCAAATCATTAAACGAAAAACTAAAGAAAAGTTTCTAACCGTAAATCAAAAGAAGTATTACGATACTCTAATTGAAAGTGAAATTACAGTTTGTTCCGGACCAGCAGGTGTTGGTAAAAGTTACATAACAATGAAAGCGGCGATTGATTTATTGTCGGACCCAAAAACTCCTTACGAGAAAATTATTATTGTTAGGCCGGCAGTCGAAGCCGAAGAAAAATTAGGTTCACTACCAGGTAACGTAGAAGAAAAATTAGACCCATATATTTTCCCATCTTATTATTTATTAAATAAAATTATTGGAAAAGAATCTCGTGAAAAACTTAAAGAGATAGAAGTTATTGAAGTATTTGCGTTAGCGTTTATGAGAGGTATGAATATTGATAATTCGATATTAATATTTGAGGAAGGTCAAAATGCTTCTCCAAGTCAAATGAAACTTCTTTTAACAAGAATTGGGTTTAACAGTAAATTCTTTATTTCAGGTGACGTGGAACAATCCGATAAATATAAAAATAAAACTCATAGTGGTTTATGGGACGCGATTGAAAAATTTAGAGAAGATGATTATGTATCAACATTTGAGTTTAAAGACAAAAATGATATTGTAAGGAACCCATTAATTAGTAAGATATTACGTAAATACGATAACGAACCGGATGAGAATAGCAATTGAGATTAACGGAGTATTAAGAAATACTATAGATAAAATAGAACAAACCTATCAAAAATATATGATAGATAAGACGGAGGGTTTAGAAGAGGAAGAATCTTTCAAATATGAGATATCATTACCGGTCGATAGTTTAAACCTTAGAAATCACTTTAAATTCCAAACAGACGAAGAATTGTATTCGTTTTTATATGAGGAGTTCCCTATGGAAATATTTGGTCATTCACAATCTTCAGAATATTCAACATTTAATGATTTAAACGATTTATACATAAAATTAAGAGATAACCACGAGTTATTAATAGTTTCAGATGAAATGGGTAGGTCAAAACCAGCGTCGTTATTCTTCTTATCAAAATTTGGATGTCAGTTAGAAAAGGTCAAATTTTATAGTAATATTACAATAAATTCTATGTGGGACGAAATTGATGTTTTACTTACATCTAATCCTACCTTATTATTAGAACATCCGACCGATAAAAAAATAATAAAATATCAAACGGAATACAATAAACATATTTCAACGGACTATTCAATAACAAGTATTAAAGAATTAGAAAGTGAATTAACAAAATTATTATAATGTTAAAAGTATTAGGAGAACATTACTATTTAGATTTAGACAAAATTGATGATTATGTCCAAATTAAAGAAACTAAAGGAAATATTTCAGGGGAAACTGAAAATACGGCAATCAGCATTATTAAATACGAAACTATTAAATTAATGTTAGAAATCATTATGGATGAACCGGAAGAGATTGATGAACAATTAGGTGCTAAAGGAACAAATAACATATCAATACCATTTAAAATAGCGTTTAATACGTTATTATATAAAAATTTACTAAACAAATTATAATATGAATCAAGAACAAATTACAAAATTAGAGTTGTCGATTGAGAATATGAAAAATAAGATATCTAAAATTTATCTTATTACTCAAGACACAAAAGGTAACGCCAAAGCATCTATTGCTTATATCTACAGATTAGGTTTGGCATTATTAAACGCAGGATACAATCCGATTATTTTACACGAAACTCCCGATTATAAAGGAGTGTCTGAATGGTTAGGTGAGGAATATATGACTTTACCTCATCAATCTATTGAAGGTCAAAATTTACAAGTATCTCCGGAAGATTTAATTATTATTCCTGAATTATATGGTTTCATTATGTCTCAAATAACAAACTTACCTTGTGGTAAAATTGTTCTTTGTCAATCTTATGACTATATGTTAGAAACATTACAACCAGGCCAAACTTGGAATGATTTAGGGTTTTTAAAATGTATTACAACTTCTGAAAAACAAAAAGAACAAATTCAAACCGTTATGAGAAATGTTTCATTTGATGTATTAACACCTTATATTTCCGATATTTTTAAACCTCAGAAGTTTCCAGCAAAACCAATTATTACGGTCCACTCAAGAGACCAAAGAGATACTGTAAACTTAATTAAAACTTTTTATATTAAGTTTCCTCAATATCGATGGATAACATTTAGAGATATGAGAAGTTTAACTGAAAAAGAGTTTGCAACAGGATTAAACGAATCTTGTTTGTCAGTTTGGATTGATGAAACAAGTGCTTATGGAACATTCCCATTAGAATCTATGAAATGTGGTGTACCTGTATTGGGATTAGTCCCTAATTTACTCCCTGAATGGTTGAGTGAAGATAACGGACTATGGATTAATAATAAAATACAATTGGTTGATTTTATCGCTGATTATTTACAAAATTGGTTAGAGGATAACGTAAATGAAAATTTATTTATTGAGATGAAAAAAACGGTAGATTCTTTACCAACCAAAGAAAGTTTTGAAAAAGAATCAGTTAAACTATTTGATGGTTATCTAACAACTAGACAAGAGTCATTTACAGAACAATTATCTAAACTACAAACAATCTAAAAACAATATGGAAGAAATTAAAAAATTTGATGTATCGGTAATTTTACCAATTAAATCATCTAAAGTAAGAGATTTTGATGAATACTTTAAAAAATGTATTGAATCATTAAAAACACAAAAAACAGAAATAAATGAACTTGTTATTGTTCACACAAATGAAACCTCATTAGTTGAATATCTAAATGGGTTTGATTTTGGTGATTTACCTGTAGTTAAAGTTGAATGGACTAAAGACCCTAATTACTCATCACAAATTAATTACGGTGTTAGAAGTGCTAAATCAACTTGGGTATCATTATTTGAATTTGATGATGAATATTCATCAATTTGGTTTAAGAATGTTTTAAAATATTCTGAAGTATACCCTGACGTACAGTCATTTTTACCAATAGTTGTTGATGTTGATAATGCTGAGAAATTCGCAGGTTTTACAAATGAGGCAACATTTGCTGCTAATTTTACACCTGAAATGGGAATCTTAACTAACGAGACATTAATGGATTATCAAAATTTCCAATTATCGGGAATTGTAATTAAAAAAGATTCATTTATTGATTATGGTTTATTAAAACCATCTTTTAAATTAACATTTGGTTATGAATTCTTTTTAAGAATGACGTATAACTCAATAAAGATTATGTCAATCCCTAAAATCGGATACAAACATATGAATTTAAGAGAAGGTTCTATTTTTTGGAACTATAAAAATGGAGATGATGTTATAACACCTGATGAGGTTAAATTTTGGGTAGAATCAGCAAAAAAAGAATTTTTCTTTATTAATGATAGAGCCATAAAATACGAATCTCAAGAATCGTAATGACAGAAATTATTAATTTGACAGGAGACACCAGTGTTGAGTTAAAGAAGAAAGGTAGAAAACCGACCCAATTAAATTATTTTGATGTTCGAGAAGAACTAGCTGTTGTTCGGTTTTTAGAAACTGAGTGTCACCACGAAAGAAATAAAATTTATAATGAGTTTTTGTTAAAACCTTTAGATAAGATGATATCTTCAATTATTAGAAGATATAAATTATACAGAAAAGATATGGATTTTAACGAAATCCATACAGATACTCACTCATTCTTAATAACAAAAATAGATAAGTTTAAGCCTTCTAAAGAAAAGAAGGCTTACTCTTATTTTGGAACCATATGTAAAAATTACCTTATGGGCCAAATAATTAAAGACCAAAAAGAAATGAATAGGAAAATATCCTATGAAGACATTTCAACTAGTTTAGAAAACGATGAAGGATTTGCTTATTATATTGAAAACGATAATTTAGATTCTGAAAGAATTATTCATCACTTTTTAATTAAATTAGATTTATTCATTAAAAATGAAAATCTAAATGAAAATGAAATTAAACTTGGTCAAGCATTATACGATTTATTCGACAATTATGAAAATATCTTTGTTGGAAATGATAATAATAAATTCAATAAGAATATCATATTACTTTCATTAAGAGAAATGACAAATCTTTCAACTAAAGAAATTAGAGGGTCTATGAAAAAATATAAAAATATGTATTTTGAATTAGTCCAAACTATGGTTAAATAAAATTCAGTATTATATATTTATAGTTATGGGAAGACCAACAAAAAAAGAGATAAATCTTTCAAAAGAATCAATGTTATCGTTGATGCAGGAAATCTATAACGAAGTTGTAGAACAAAGAAACACTGCAATAAGAATTCAAAACAAAATGTTGACAATGATGAAAGAGCCGGAAGATATGACAGTTATTGGTCCGGTAATTGAAAAACAACAAAAAATTGTAAACGACTGTATTGAGAAAAAATTAACACTATCTAAACTACAATCTTCTATGTGGGAAAAATCTAACTCCAATAAAGATAATGGTGGTGGATTCTCAATAACTGATTTAGGGGATGACGAGTTATTTAGAACTCTAATGGAGAAGGATATCTCAAAAGATAATGATTCTTATAAAATGAAAAAATAACACAAGATGCCATCATTAGATATTAATTTTGATTATAATAAAATTCAAAAAAAACTTAATGCGACTAAATCTTTTGCGGACATTAAGTCCCAATATGATGATGCGAACAAAAAAGTTGGAGATTCTTTTGAAAAAACTAAATCTCAAGTTTCAGAATCATTAACTAGTGTTAAAAATCAAACAAAAAGATATCAAAAACAAGTTAAAAACCAATTTGAACAACTATTAGATTTAACCAATACTACAGGTGGAAATGGTAGTGGTTCACCATCATATATTAAAAGATTGTTAATTAGAACAATTAAAAATGTTCAACCAAGATTAAGAACAATAGTTATTTCAGATTGTTTAACCGCATTAGGTTGTGACCAACAACAAGCATACACAACAGGCAAAATTTATGTAAAAGTTAGTTCAATTGATTTATTTAATAGATTATTAATTGACCCCCAAGATGAAGTTGGTGTTGTTGTTTATGAGAAAAACTTACCTCAATCAGGTCAGATTCCATTTTCAATGAATCGACAATTACATACATTAACAACTCAATCTACCATATACAATTATGTGGGTAAATCCGGTCAACCTTTATTTAATATTACCTATATGGAAAACCAACCTTTAGCTTTAGGTGGTGCCACAGGTCCTTGGTTTGAAGTTGATTTACAAGGAAGAAATAACCCTCTTAAGGTAGGTGAATTTATGGTTGATTATTACGATACCATAAGAATGTCCGAAGATACTGATATTATCGCCTCTATTATGGAGTCCTTATCCGGAGCTATATCTATGAAAATAGATGCGGGAACATCTCAGGTTCAAAATGCTAGTCAAGCTGAATTAATCTTGGCAAGAATTTTAGGTCTTTGTTTTGATAGTGGTGCAAGTGATGGAGAGATAGATACTAGTGGTATTTCTAAAATTGCCGAGTTAGATGGTATAGATGATTCATTTTTTGAATTTACCGATATTGATTTAAGAAATATAGATATTAGAACCGCAAACATAAAAAAAGGAGTTATCCAATTTGAAGATTGTGGTAATGTTGATTTACCTGTTAATTTTAACGAAATTGTTGGTGCGTTAGGTCAATTAAATTTTTATGAAGGTTCTGAATTTGAAAATGCCGCGAATAACATAACCGATGTTTTAGCTAATAATCCGGCTTGGCTTGGTGTTGGAATAAATGTTAACCCACAAGTTGTTGTCGATACAAATTTTATAAAATTAATAACTAATGGTATGATTGGAGCGTTAATCACTCCAAAAATGATATTACCTATTATTGTTATGTATAAAGCATTAGGTAATACATTGGCTGATAATATAAAATCGTTTGTTGACTTTGCTAAAATATTTAAAAAATTCTTTATTAATTTAGTGTCTAAAGTAGGTGCTATTTTTGTCGAGGAATTATATAAATTAATTAAAGAAGATATTTTAAAACTTGTCCAACAAATAATTAAAGATATAGTAAAAGAAAAAATTGTTAAAAAATATGCGATGATATTAAAGTTATTGGCATTACTTTTAGCAATTATTGGGTTAATAACCGATTATCGTAAATGTAAAAATTTAATTGATGATATTTTGGCATTATTAAATTTATTAAATATTCCCGGATTTGGTGCAGATATTCCATTACCAATCTTATATGCTGCACAATTATTGGATGGTTACTCTGAATCAAGAGCGTTTATTGGTGCAATTGAAGAATTACAAAGTATGGGAATCCCAACAGGGGCGATGCCAAGTGGAGCACCAAATTTTGATTTATTAGGTAAATTTGGACAAATGAAAGCAATGGCTATTGAAGAAGCCGAAAATAATAAACTTCAAGTTGCTGTAGGTCCATTAGTGGTAACACCAGCGTTTTTGACTATACCTACCAGTTCATACGGTAAAAAATTCTAATTATGACTCAAAAAGAAAAATCTGAAAAAGTATTACAAATAATAAAAGAATACAAAACATCATCAAATAAAGATTTAACTTTAGCTATGGATTGTATTCAAGAAGATTTTGAATTTACCAAAAATATGGTATTAAAGGGCACAGAACAATTAGATAAGTTAGAGTTAACTTACAATACCATATTAAAAGAATATCAAAAAAGAATAAAACCAAATGGAGATAACTAAAAAAAACGAACATCAAATATTATTTCCCGGATATGTCTATAATAATCAGGACCCAATGATGTTGGGTCGACTTAGAGTTATCCCTGAAACAAAAAACTATGACGATATTATCGCATCAGTTGTTAATTGGAATGAGGATACTGACCCTTGGACATCGAGAGACCCTTTAATTTTTATACCATTATTACCTTTTTATATTAGTCAAACACCTAAAAAAGATGAGTATGTTCATATTATATATATGAATAAAGAATTCCCTTTTCAAAGTCAATTTTATATACAAGGTCCATTTTCATCTCCAATGACAACACCTTTTGAAAATTTTCAAGGTGCAAAAAAATTCTTAGCTGTTGGTGACAGAATAAAACAAGGAATGAGCCTTAAAAATCAAGATGGTGAATATCGTGACCAAAATAGTCAAGGTGTTTTTCCTGAACCCGGAGATAATGCTTTATTGGGTCGAGGAACCGCCGATGTCATTGTAAAAGAAAATGAAGTGTTAATTCGTGCCGGTAAAACAAAAGAACTATCCAAAGATAAATTTCCAATAGGTAATCAAGATAGAGCCTTTTTACAGTTAACAAGATTTACACAAACTAAAAAAACATTACCTAGTGAAACCAAATATAGATTAGTACAAAATGTTCAATTAGTACAAAAAATGATTGTTTGGGATATTGCGAATTTAGATACTTCAGGAAGTGTTTTTACAGGGTCTGTTAAACTATATAATCTAAAACCTGGACCTAAAGTTAATACTGACAACTTTAAATTTGATACAATATTAAACTTAACAAGTGGTGAAGATTATGGTGCGGAATTAGAATCGGTTTCATTTGTTGGTAAATCATTTTCAGAATCTGTTAAAATTATTAATGATTTTATTTCTAAAATATTTAACCCAAATGTTACATTTACAGGAATTACAATCAACAACCCACAAAACATTACACAACAATTTCCTTTTATTGTAACACCATCAAAACAAACATACGAAACAGGTAAGAAATTTACCCCTAGTAACGCATTGACAGAAATACTTGAATACATTAATTACAAAAGATTTTATAACAAAATTAAATTAAATAATTCAACTGAAGAAGGATGGTTTTTAGTTTCAGAAAATAAAGGTGGTACACCGTTATTTGGTCCTCAAGGAACGTTAAAAGAAGAAACAGTCACTCCAACCACATTTCAAAGTGAAGACATTACATATGGTGTGTTAGGGGCTCAGAAAGTGTTTTTATTATCCCAAAATTCAACAAGTCCTAAAGGACAAATTAATCTTGCAAATACACTATATGGTATCCCACAAGATAAATTTGTTGGTGCCGGAGATACATTATTTGAAAAAACTTATTCAACTGTTAGAGGGGAGGAATTAGTTAAAGTAATCGAAAAAATAGTTGATTTCTTAAACAATCACGTTCACCCCCACGCTAATATGGTTCCGGATGAAGCAACTCAAGGTTCCAAAACAACTAAGACCAGTATTAACCAATTACTAGCCGACGTAAATAATACTGTCTTAAATCAAAATATTCGAATAAACTAAATATTTATTGTTAAAAGATTTTATGTCAATTAACAATTCCTATTTTAGTAAGAATAACACACTCATATCAAATAGCTTAACAAACACAGGAAGAAATCCTGTGACTGAGATATTTTATGGTTCGTTAGCCACATCACAGTACCCTAACGGATACAGTCGTTTTATATTTGATTTAGACCTATCTTTACTACAAGAAAAAGTTTCTGACGGAACTATATCAACAACTTGTAATGATATAATGACTCACACATTAAGAATGATTAACACATCAACTTTTAATCTTGAGACATTAAATACAACAACATCTCAAGGTAGATTAAGAGCGACATCATTTGATTTAATATTATTTAGAATACCTAACAATCAATTATGGGATGAAGGTGTTGGATATGACTTTGCTGATTTAATATATGATTATAGTAATTCAGATAAAAATTTCTCAACAAGACCATCTAATTGGATTCAAACAACAACATTAAGTGGTTGGACATCACAAGGTATTTATAGTAATATTAATTCAGGTTCAACACCATATAGTTCACTAACTATTGTGGATACACAACACTTCCAATTTGGTAATGAAAATGTTTCATTTGATATGACAAGTGAAATTAATAATATTTTAACAGGTGGATTAACCGGAGTTACTGGTTGGGGTATTGCTTACTTACCTCAAATAGAAAATCTAACCGGATTGACTGAAAACTATGAGGTTCAATTCTTCACCAGACACACTCAAACATTTTATGAACCATTTTTAGAAACAAACTATAATGACATTATTGAAGACGATAGAAATACTTTTTCATTAGGTAAAGTAAATAAATTATACTTATATCTGTATGAGGATGGTAACCCAATTAATTTAGATTCATTACCGTCAGTATCTATTTCAGACGCAAACGGAACCCCAATTTTAGGTTTGTCAACCCCTAATTTAGATGTTTGTCAAAGAACAAAAGGTGTATACGAGGTTATTATTCCACCATTATTAGGATACAAAACACCTTGTTCATTTTACGATGTTTGGAGTAATTTATATATCAACGGATTTGCCGTTGACTCAATTACAAATACTTTTACATTATACCCATTTAAAAAATCAATTCAAATTGGAACGACAACTCAAGACCCAAAAGTTTATGGATTTGATTTTTACGGTATTAAACAAGACGAAAAAATATACAATACCGATATTAGAAAAGTTGGTGTAGTAATCAAACAAGCTTATACAACAAATAAATTACAACCAAATGTTGAAGCTCATTACAGAGTATATGTTAGAGAAGGACAAACAGAAGTTCAAGTTCAAGATTGGACAAAAATAAACAGAACTCCAAACGAATATTACTTTATGTTTGACACAAGAGATAAAATTCCAAACGAATATTATGTCGATATGAAGATTATTAATAGTGGTGAAATAAATACATATAAAAAACAAATCAAATTCCAAATAGTAAATCTAAAGTATTTGGAATAATCAGATATTTATAAATAAAAAAAATAATGCCAAATAGATTATTTACAGGAACAACTTGTTTATTAAGCGGTGTTACCACATTCATTGCGGACGACACCATCATTTTAGCAAACGCACTTAACAAAATTTATCAATTAGGTGATGGTACGTGTATTACCTTAACAGCTTCAGGGGCAACAACAACCAATAATACTACAGCCGGTATTTTTTATGGACCATACACTTCTTGTACCCAATGTATTACACCTGTTAATAGTGCCGGTGTAACATCATTTAATTGTGATGATTGTGGTACAGGTACTGTGACCGCAACAACAATGCCTCACGCAATATATACCAACGGACAAAATAGAGCTATCTCACAAAATAATACAGTTACAATAGGAGGACCTAATGGTCTAAATAATTAAATAAAACAAGATAAATTATTTTTTTTTATTTTTTTGTGTTTTATTTTTTTTATTTATAAAAATATCCATATATTTGTACCATAATAATAAATCAAATATAAAATGGATAAAATAATTAAATTTTTTAAAAGATTAATAATCAGACGAATTGTTAAATCAAGAAGTCATTTTGATTATCAAGACCCGGGATTATTAGGTGATGTTCATATCTGTAAATCAATATGTCGTAAACTTATAACAAGCGAAGGTTCAAAATTTTTAATTGCCCCCCTTTCATCTCAGAGATATATTAAACATTCCGAACTTGGAATCTTTGTTATACTTGACGATAAAAAAATTAGTGTAATCAATCACGAATACTACTACAGTAATATCTTAATGTCTAATAGAGATTGGGATAAATTAACTAAAATGTACGACACAAAAGTAGAACGTATTAGACAAGAACTCAAAAATGAAATGAAATCCCAAATCAAGTATTCTTTAAAAGGTATTTTAGATAAAGTGGATAACTCCAAAAAAACAAAAACCCCTACTTAGTAAGGGTTTTTTTTATTTAAAACATATCTTCAATACTATTTAAGTGTCTTTTAACAACATCTAAATCACTAATGTCCGTATAGGTCATTCCTCGACTTTTTAACGTCTGAACCTCTCTATGTAAGTGTAACATCATTTGTCTAACCATAGTTGACATTGTAGGGTAATGTTCTATCATCTTATCCAAATAATAAACATCGTTAGGTAATTTTAACACACCCCCAATTTTGTTAACCCAATCTTTACCATACTTATCAGCATCCATTTCCATTTCCCAATAGATTTTAAAAAATTCTTCAAAATCCTCTATATCTCCCATATAAGAATCTTTCATATCAAAATCACTCATTTGTTGTTCGTGTTTTAATTCGTGGAATAATATATAAACAAATGATGCAAAATTTGGTAATGTTTCAGGTGAACATAATATTATCATATTACTTGTTCTTACACCTTTAAATCCGGTGTTACAAGAGTTTAATACTTTTATTGTATATCCTCTATCCTGAATAAAATTTTTTATCTTCTCAGATATTAAATCATATTCCTTCATTTTATTATCAGGAATATCTTTTCTAAATTTATTAATTATCTTATCGTAATTAGAGGTCGTTTTTAGACCGTTTGGGACAATATCACTTAATACGGTATCTTCAGTTATCTCAACCCATTCCGTTACAATGGGGGATATCTTATGACCTTTTTTACCGGAGTTCTGATTAATGTTATAACCACCATTACCAGTCACCTCTTTAATCTGTATTTTGTTATTTTTGTTCATATACTTATAAATATACTAAAATTTAATTATGGAACAACAACCTGAACTATTTGGAAAGCTATTCGAATCAATACCAATCCAATCCGAAGAACACTTAGAAGCCATCCTTGAAACTATGGATAAAGAACACGGTATCTACTACCTAACCCAAGCCGTGAAATATGCTTACCAAGCCGGGATATTCTCATTGGGGGAATGTGAAGTTATCTCAAAATCAATTAGAGTAACTTCCAAAAAAGAAAAAGAGGACTAATTGTCCTCTAATATTTTATTTGACTTACGGATATTTTCCTCACCCCACATTGGTTGAAGGTTATCCAAACACCAACATCTCATAAATTCCTCGTCACCCATCTCCTGAATATCAAAAGATGTAATAGGTGACTTATGGTCAACGTGCCAAACTCCATAGTTATCCCACGTCATATCATCCTTAAATTGTTTCTCTAAATGATTAATCAATTCCTCGGGAGTGTATTGTAGAACATCAAAGTAATGTCCGTATTTATCTACGTTACTCTCCTTTAATACTGTGTAGATTGCAGTTCTGAAATTGGAGATTAGTTTATAGAGGGGGTCTCTCGCTTTACGATTTCTTTCGTAATCACGTTTTGTTTTTCTAATATTGTCAACATTTTTTTCACGGTATTCTTTAAGATACTGTTTACGATGTTCTTGATTATCTTTTTGCCACTCAGAAAAATATTGTAATCGTTTTTCTCTATTTTTAAGGTAATGTCGTTTATCCGATTCCGATTTTCCTCCCTTAAATTTTCTACCGGAAGGACCAATAATCGCATCATTTTCTTTTAGTGTTCGTAACACAACTTGTTTTGTTATATTTAATTTTTCAGATATAGATGGTGAACCTAACATTTCATCATTGTATAATCTTAAAATTTCGTCAACAACAGATTTTTCTAATACTATTTTCTTCATATATTATAAATACAACCATAAAGTTGATTGTTCACAAATATACATAAAAAAAAGGGACATATAGTCCCTTTTTGTTAAATATTTTAAGATTTTGATTATCTCAATTCTCTTAAATCGAATGTTCTAACACCATCTACAGTAATTCTGCCGTAAAATCTATTATTTACCATCTTTTTTGCGTAACGGGTCATAATACCTTTAATCGGTGTAAAGTTGAATGGGTTGTACATTGTAGGTGTTAATTGTAATGGTACATACGGTGCGTAGATGTAACCTGTGTCTAACAATGATGTTCCTTTGTGTCCTACTAACACTGTGTTAGCTGGGAAGTAAGGGTCACGGTAAACTTGGTAACGTCCTGCTAATGTTCCAACTCTTTCAATACCCATATTGTATTGGTCTTGCTCAGGAGACGCGTTAGATACGTGGAAGTATTCTAAATCGTCAAAGATAGCAGAGATTTCAGAAGAAACCACAATCCAGTTAGCACCACCTCTTAATGTAGATTTGTGGATTTGAGCAGATAATTGGTTAATTGCTGTAATCAATGTTTGGTTCCAATCTTTTTGAGTGTAAGATGTTGTAGCAGATAATCTTCTCCATCCGTTGTAATCCCATCTTAAAGTCCAAGCTGCACCTTTACGTAAATCTCTTAAGATTTCACGGTCGATTTCAGCCGCAACTTGTTCAGATAATAAAGCTGTTAATTCAGCTTCAGCATCGATGTTGTGGAAAGCCGCAACGTCTTGAGCTAACTCAGGAGACCATTGTGCTCTTAATTTTCTTTCAGTAACAGAAACTGTAACAGAATCTAAGTCGAAAGAAACCTCACCGATTTTATCTTCGAATTCTAATTCTTCGTAACGTCTGTAAGCCGCTCTAATATTATTTTCAATTGCTGAACCACCACTCCAAGTAGCCGCTTGTAAAGTTACTCCTGAGTATCCATCAGGTGTTGATTGAGCACAAGATACACAAACAGGTACTTGAGCATCAATTTCTAAATAAATTGTTCCTGCTGCAGAACAGATATTTTTGAATGAACCACCGTTACCTGTTGTAGGCCATTGAGTTGTTGTCGTATTACCATACTGAACAATACCTTGACCATATTTTTGAGTTACTACTCTAAATAATAAGTTAGTAAATGTATTTGTTCCTAATTGAGATGCAACAGTTGCGTCAGTTGTAAATAATTTAAGACCTGATAAAAATTCTTCAGTATCCATTTCTTGACCATTAGGTCCGATTAATTTTCCATCACCTACGTTAGAGAAACCTGATAATGCTACAATGATTTTTCTTGTTTCACCACTATAAGCTCCAAGAGCTAATCCTCCATTTTGCCAAGTTACAGTACTACAGCTAGCAGTAATTGCCGACCATCTACCTTTAGAATAATCGAATAATCCTTCAGGGTCTAAACCTGGTTCAGTTCCTTCATAGAATAAATCATAAAGATTTTTTTGATAAGCTCCCGTTGAATCTCCGTAACCTTGATTTCTGTCTGCAGGTGAATAGTTACCCGGAGAACCGATTGGTGCGTAGTGTTCACCTGAAATGTTACCTGTACCACCTGAATACCCTTGAATTTTTGGTACAAAGAAGAATAATTTACCGATTGGTAAATTCATTGCTTGTACAGATACGATTTCATTCGCTAATAATTTAGAGAATACTCTTCTTACGATTGGGAAAACAACAGTTTCGAATGCTCCGTTAGAACCTTCACCTGTAGCTTCGTTTATCAAGAAAGACGCTTGGTTCTCATATAACTGAGCTACGTTTTCTCTCATATGTCCTCTAAGACCTTCTAGGAATCCTAATTTATCCCATTTGTTGATTGTGTCTTCTTTGATAACTTTAAGGTGTTTTAACCCGATGTTACCAACTAGACCTGATTCTAATAATGCTCCCATTTTTTTTGGTTTTTATTAATTTTAATTTATTTTATTTTTATTTTATTTTTGCCATTAAATCTTTCATTCTCAAGAACTGTGGATTCTCATATGTTTTTGATTCAAGTAAGTTAACCGCTCCTGTTGAAGGTGATTTTGCGATTGTTCTTTCTAATGACTCATTCATAGTTTGAGATTTAGTACCTGATGATAATTCGTTTTTAACAACTTGATATAAATTTTTAGATTCTTTGATAGTTTCAACACCATCAAATCTTCTTAAAATGTTAATTTTTTCTTGTTTTGATGTTGAGTGTTCAGTGAACAAACGTGTAGCGTAAGCTAAGTTTGAGTTGAATACCGCAACCTCGTTTAATTTACTTCTAAAAACATTAAGCGCTTTTCTGTATTCTTCATTTTTTTCTCTAAGAATTTGTAATTCTTTATTTGAAGAACTTTCTTTTATTGCAGTATTAAAAGATGAGTGTGCTCTTGGTTTTGGTAAACCACCTTTTCTGAAATTAGACCCCGCACCTAAAGTACGTGAATCCTCTTTTGTTTCAACTTTTTTAACCATTGGTTTTCTAATCAAACCTTCTTTAGATTCTACTTTTTTAACCATTTTGTTTTTACCAAATTTACTTCCGGCATTTTCACCTTCTTTGTACTCGAATTTTGCTTTACCTGTTCCCATTGTTTTGTCACCTTCTTTCATTTTAGTGTCAAAACCTTTTCCTTGATTAGGGTTTGGAACGTATTTGAATTTTGGACCTCCTTTAGGTGCGATTGACATTTTTTTAGATTCAAACATTTTTGGACGTTTTGGTCTAAAATTATCGTCTTCTTCAAACATTTCATCTTTGTCATCCATTTCAACGTCATATTCAAACACTTCATCTTTGTCATCCATTTCAACGTCATATTCAAACACTTCATCTTTGTCATCCATTTCAATTTCATAAACAATTTCTCCTAATTTGTCAAAGTCTTCAAAGTCCCTATCGTCGTCAAATGAAAATTTATCATCACCTTCTTTATCGAACATTTTTCCAACAATATCTTCTATAGATTCTTCACCCATCATATTGTCTTCGTAAAGTTCATCATCTATTTCTTCGTCCATTTGGTCCCAAGACTCTTCCATATCAAACATTTTATAGTCGTCTTCTTCACTTTCTCCAACAATCATATACTCTTTACCGGTTTCATCATCTTTTAAGTGAATGTTTCCTTCGTCGTCTTTTACAACAACAATATTATCATCCGGTCCCATAAGTTGAAATACTTTAAATACTTCTTCATCGTCTTCTTCGTGAGTTAAGTCGATAGTGTCTTCGTCGTCGTCTTCGTCACCGAAATCCATATCGTCTTCGTCGTCCATATCGTCTTCGTCGTCCATATCATCAGTATCCATTTCGTCACCTTCTTCGTCTGAATCGTCGCCCATATCCATATCAGCGATATCATCAGAACCCATTGGTTCATCCATTTCAACGTCATCAGTTTCAACCTCATCGTCATCTTGTTCTGATAGAGATTCTTTTACTAGGTCTTTGATTTCTTGTTTCATTGTAGAAGCAAGTATTCCTTTTGCATTTTCAGCTACCGCTTCTTCCAAATTTTTCATTTGGATGATAGCCTCTTCAACTAAAGATT